TGCAGAAGTAAGTTTTGACTTCATTCCTGACATACGACTACAAAAGTTTTTTCTACGTGATGCTCTTTTACCAGTTGGTTTCTTTTCTGTTACTGCTGTCTGAAGATTTGAACCCGGATTTTCTCTGCGATATGCATTCACTGCTTTTTGACTCAATCCATCAGTTTTGTCTTTACGATTTTCTTTCTGCCAATCTTCTTCAATCTCAACTTCTTCACCAATCGTTTTAGAATTGAGAAGATAGTTTTTTGATTTTGAGTTTACAACTTGAATCAGAGGCATTCCTGGTTCAATTGTTGAAACTTTATATTGAAGAACTTGAGAACCTGGATAAATTTTTTGTATCTCTGTCGTAACATCTTTTCTGCTTGGCATTCCAATTTGTGGAAAGAACATTCTAATTGAATATGTCTTTCCTCTCCAGTTCAAAATTACAGCAAGAATGTTTCCTGTTTCTGCCTGTAAACGAGTTGACTCATCAATTTGAGATTTGAATCCTTTAATTGGTTCTGGTTTGATAATATCAACTACTTCAGCAAAAGTATTACCGTTTAAATCTTCAATTGTTACATCTTCTTTTTTTACGCAGTTTGGATATCTTTTTCCAAACATTGTTTTCATACCTTTCTTTTTGTATCCAGCCCAACACTTTTCATCAAGATTTAGATCTTCTAAAACCTTTAGAGAAATTGGTGATAAACTTTTTGATTTTCCAGGAATATATGATTCGCCACGTTGTTTCCGTTTGGCATACTCTATATAAGATTCACCGGGAAGTAACTTCTTAGACTTCTTGGAATCTTGTGGATAATCTTCCCGAGCACGTTGATTAGGTCCAGGACCACCAAGTTTTCTGTCTTTTTCTGGATCTGGGTGCCAATAATCACCTTCATAAACAATTTCTTCATTTTTACTACTATTTCCCCAATTATCAGCACCAACTTTACGACACTTTACGAGTGCTCCAGAGGCATAGGCACTTGGCCAAACACTATAACGAGATTTTACCTTGGTGTAACAAGCATCTTTTGTTCCACTACCCTTAGTCTTTTTATCAGATTCTTCAGACATTTCATTACTATCCAAATAGTCTGCCGCAGTATCAATATAATCTGCTGCCTTGGTAATTTTTGATTGAACCCAGGCAGGTAATTGCGAATCACCTTTTTTAATAATTTTTCTTAATTTTTTAACAGCACTATCAATTGTATCCATTTCTGTATTTGCCATATATCCCTCTTCATCCTTTTCTTTTCCATCAGCAATTGCGTTATGATTTTCATTGAAAGATTCTTTTTTCATTTTTTTTGTGGGGGAATCTGTGGATACATAAGTTGGTGATGCAGCACCGGATTTTGATTGCTGTCCTGGATCTTGTTGTCTTTTTCTTCTTACCGCAGATGCTATTTCTCCTTTACTCATACTTGATAATTTAGATCTTGAGAAACACTTTGGAGTTTTGGTTTCTCCTGGTTCATTAGCACATGGAGATCCATCTGACTGCACCCATCCAGGTTTTCCATCCTTTGATTTAGATTTACCAAACCAATCACGAAGACTTTCTTCTGTTACACTATTTAAGGTGTCTGCTATAAGTGTGCAATCTTTCATACCATGTTTAGGACAAGATTTTCCTTTCTTTGTGTGATTACAAGATCCTTCTACAGGTTTACCAATACCCACTTCTGTTGGTTTTATTTTTTGTCCAGGAACATCAAATCCAGTTGGAAGAGGTTTACATTCTTTATTTGTATTACACCAATACATTCCTTTACCACAATTTTCTTCACCTAAAATTATTTCTACTAAAGAAAGTTTTTCTTTCATTTCAATCAAAGGTTATGTGTATTTACTATTTCTATTTATTTCTCTGAATCGTTTGATTGTTTTTTAAGTAGTTTAGAAAGTTCTGCAGTGGATCCAACAAAGAGAGCATTTGTAATGCTCGTTGATCCACGAGGTTGTTTGTCTTCCTCAATATTTTTGAGTTTCTTTTGTAGATCCATTAATTTATCGGTTGCATCTGCGACATTTTTAATTAATTGTCCGGCAACTTCATATGCCCGAGGCATCTCACTCTCTTGAGCCAACTGAAGAATTCCATTAATTGCCTCCTGGCCCTTCTCAATCAAAGAATATAAATTTCCTCTCGTATATTCATAATCTTTTTTAATATCTTGAATTGAATTTGAAATCTCACCGATTTTATTCTCATTAGTTTCGATTTGTTTTGATACAACTTCACCAGTAATATCAAATGCATCGTTTAAACTATCAAATTTTTTTGTCATTTTTTATTGCGTAGATCCATTAAATCCAAAATTATCACCATCTTCTATTAACAAAGAATCTGATTGTGTGATTGATTTAATTTCCTCTCCCCTCAAATGTGAAGTAATCGTAGTTCCATCTTTTCCTCTTTCCACAGTTAAAGTGTTACCAATTTTAGACTTTACAAACAATTCTTCACCTTGAATTTCCAAATATGTTTTAACATTAATTGTACTTGCATTTTCAACATTTATCAATACGTCAGTTGTTGAAAAATCTTCTGCTACTGTTGTAAGAACATTACCAGTATAATTTTTTATTGCTCTTGGTGTTGCAGTGTATATAACATCTCTTGTTGTGTTGTTAGTATCAGTACCAGAGAGATAATTAATTTTTGATGTTTTAATAATATCTTTACTTACACTAGAAACAGGTCCAAACAGGTAAGTTTTTGCGGTAAATCTTAAAGTATAAAGAAGAACTCTTCTTGTAGAAAAATCTCCCTCATAATCATCTTGCATAGTCACATTTTCTAAAACAATAGGAATATCTCTTTTTTCTTGAATTGAATCTACCAAAGAAACTGTTAGGTTATAAGCCGGTTGAAAATAAGGTAAAATTTGCTCAACAATCTGTAAAGCATCATCATTTAATTTTGACATAATTGACAGTTCAAATTGCATATTATATGGAACTGGCATATACATTTTTTTTGTTTCAATACCAGTATCTGGATCTTTTGCAATAAATGTTTGAGTCGTAGTTAATTTTCTAGATTGATCATAAGTCAAACCAGTAAATTCAAAAGACATTCTGGGTAAAGTAATTGCAGTAGATTTATTTAAATCGGGAGACTGATTCAATCTTGCAAGAAATTTTTGCGTGGGCCCATACGCAAAAGGAACTTTTATGACACTGACAACATCATCTGAAGAGTTTGTGTGTTTAATTGAAATATTATTAAAAAGCGTCCCAAAAGATATGATTGTTTTTCTTAAAATCTCGTTGTAAAAATACTCAAACATTGATAGGTACCTATTATAATACTATTTAAACATTTCAATTGTTGTAAGCAATATTTATGGATTGCCAAATGGATTGCTTTCACTAAAATCAACAATTAAATCTGCCTCTGTCTCAATCGAAGAATTATCTGTAAAACCATCACTATTTGCATTTAAATCAACAATTCTTAATTGATAAGACGCACTTGATGCTGTTCCAACAATATTTTCACCAACTATAAATTCTCCAGAAACATTAGAAACTTCTAAAATATTTGTTATAGAACTCCAAGTTCTTACTTTTGCGGTAGTTGCACTTAATGAACCTGTAATTGTTTCATTAAATAAGAATGTTCCAGATGAGGACATTGATGGTGGGCTGATTAATATAGATGGGGCAATACTATATCCTAAACCTGCATTTATAATTTGAATTGCAGTAATAGTTCCAGCCGCACTCACTATTGCAGTTGCAGCCGCCGAAACAGTAGTAACACCTGTTTTAAATATTTGATTTGTAAATGTTATTGTTGGTGATGATGAATATCCAGAACCACTATTTGTTAAGGTTACAATACCGACAATATTATTACCAATTGTGGCAGTGGCAGCTGCCCCAGATCCACCACCACCTATAAATTTAACTCCAGGCACAACATTGTATCCAAAACCAGGATTTATAATCTGTACGCTTTGTACAGATTGTGCATTTGAATTTACATTTTCATTACAAACTACTATACCACCTATCATTGCAGCAGTAGCAATTCCAGTTACTCCACCGGATGGGGCAGATGATATTCCAACAATTGGAATTGATGTGTAACCACCACCCCTATTTGAAACATTAATAGATCTAATTCCACCAAAAGTTACTATACCAACAACAGCAGTTGCCGTTACACCAACTCCAACTAAAGTAAGGGTTTGTGTATTTCCTAAAATTGGATTATTAGTATCATTAAGATTATCTGTTTCACCAATTAAAATCTCATCTATTTCATCAATATTAGTATCAATAACTTCATCTTCATATCTAAACAATTCGCATTTTAATACATACACATAATTTTTTTGAAGTTGATAAAAAGGTTTTTCATGCTCTACAAATTTTATTTCAAATAGTCTATTTCCCAAAGGAAAATAAATTAGATCACCTTCTTTTGGCCTTTTTGATAATTTAATGTTTGGTTTATTTTGAATTAGTGGTGCGATATAAGTTTCAAATCTTTCTTGAGATATTATAAAATTTATTTCTTGAGATGATTGAATTCCAAATTTTGTTAGCAATGTGGTATTGTCAGAATATCCTTCATAATTTTCAACGTATGCTTCTAGTGGATATGCATCAGTAAACTCCGATTCAATTACTTCTCTTATAACAGTTTTTTCTGTTATATATTTTCGAGGTAGATAGTGAACTTCAACACCATACATTCTCAACTGTTCGTTGATTAAATCTTGAATAAGATTTTGCTCACTATTAGATCCCTGAAGAAAAAATGGATTTAACATTATCCGATCATATCAAAAGGAGGAAGTTCATAAGTATTTGACATTTTTTCCATCAAAGCATCAATTTCTTTTTGAGCATCATCATATATTTGTCTGCCATTTAATTCTATTCCTCCTGGAAGTTTTACTCCTTGAAATTTAATTAAATTTTGACCCCATTGGCGTTTGATTAGAGAAGTTAAATATGGTTTTAAAAATGAATCATTATAAATTCTTGCATAGTCATTTGGATCTAAAGTTGAATAACAATCGATAATAATATAAGTACCTACAGCAATACTAGCCCAATCAATATCCAAGTATAATCTATCTTGTCTTTTATTAAATCTTATTTGTTTTTGAGTATTTAATAAAAACCCCAAATCTTCCAAATATGTTTTAACCATTGCATAACTTAAAATTTCAACGGCACCTAAATGATAAACATCATTTAAAAATAGTTGGTATTTAATACTAAACATATTATTGGTAATAGTGTTGGTACCATCAAATTGAAATATTTTATTTACCCCAATTATATTTGGTGGTACTTGTAGATAATTACTATTTTCAGTATAAGTAAAAGTGGTTGCGGTACCAACGATATTTGTTGTTGCTGAAGTAGTTACAAGACCGACAACAGAGGTGCCTCCACCAGCCCTTCCACGATCTTTATCATTTTGAGTTATTTTATATTTGTAAAAAGTTGGATAAACTCCATCAAAATG